TCACCATGTCAATGCCTCGGCTGCGTTGGACAGAAAAGAAGGTGAAAAACGAGCGTAAACCCGTTCAGTGATTCGGCTGTCAGTGTGGCCAAGAAACTGCGCGATCTGCGAAAATGGCACATTCTCCATGGCCATCCACACCGCAGCGCTATGCCGGAGCATGTGCGGCGTCGCTGTCAGGCCTGCCCTACGCGCTGCAGCCTTGAAGCCGTTTTTGATCGACGCAACCCTATCCCTACCATGCTCAACAACATAGTCGGATAACGCGCCCTCTTTTGCTTCCTGCAGGGCGGTGCGAAGCTGCGCGTTCATCGGGACAGTGGCCCTATACTTGCTGGTCTGCACACGATCCTGGGGGTTCAGGGTGATCACCCCGCGCTCGAAGTCCACGCGATCCCATGTCAGGTCCAGCAGCGCATTGGTGCGCGCGCCGGTGCCTACCGCAAGCTGCAGGAATATCCTGATATGCGGAGCCTGCGCATGATCCAGCAGGCGGCGAAACTCAGCCTTGGACAGGTGGCCCACGTTCGACGCGGGAATGGGCGGCATCTGGATAAACGGGGCCTTCTTGATCAGCTTTTGCTTCTCTGCCCAATTGAGGGCGGCGCGGATCACGGCCAGTTCGTTGCGGACGGTGATGGCCTTGCAATGCGCCCGGCGCTGGCGATAGTCCTCTGCCGACTTAATATCGACGCGCGCGATCGGCATGTCCTGCCAGAAAGGTGCCGCAGCTTTCCATGCCACCGTGGCGCGCTTGATCGACGCCATGCCCTCCTTGGCCGACAGATAGGCAAGGACAGCTTCGCCCACGGTGTGCGCCTCCCCTCCTATTGCCCGGCGTTGCCAGAAGTGACGAGCTGCGGCCTCTGCCGACGCTCGATCAGACGTTCCAAGCGAATGTCGGTGGCGTCGTCCGCCCTCGTTCCAGACGATGGCAAGGCACTTTCGGTATCGCTGCAGGCTGTATTCTGGCACTCGAAACGCTCCACTTCATCGCCTCTGATTCGCAGCAACTTGCCCCCCAGTTTGAAGGCACGCAATTCCCCGCCACGAATGAGGGAATAGATCGTATCGGTTCCGCAGCCCCAATATTCGGCCAAGCTGGCGACGCTATGCACCTTCCCCATCACCGCCCCCCATCATCAGCAGCGGCGATCATGGCGCGGTAGACGGTCGCGGCTTCCTCATCCTTGAGCCATTCGCAAGCCGCTTGGCCTGCTGCGATCATCGCGGGCGTTGGCTCCCGCAACCTCTTAACCTCCTCCCGAAGCCGGGCGATCTCGTCGGCTTGGTCGCGGACAGCTTGGATTCGGTGACGCGCAAATGCTTGCAGGCCGGTCACTTTATCCCATAAGCCAGCGCGCACATCTGCCGCGTCGAACTCTGGCAGCATATTCATGGCGAGATAGGCCTCGCGATCCGCTTGCGTCACATCAACCTGCACGATCATCCTCCATCGTTGAGGCGATGGCGCGGAGGGCGGATACAACGCTGCGAATATCGGTGACGGTCAGGCAGATTTCGACGCCGGCCCCATTGCCAATACAGTGGATTTCATCGCCATTATGGCGACCGCGCTCCCACTGGTCGCAAAACGCAGATAGCCGATCAGCAGACGCCAACTCCAAAATCTCAGCCTTGTTCATGGTCGCCTCCTAGCGGCTTCACGCTTGCGCGATTCTTCCATGCGCCATTCCCAAAGGCGCTTTTGTTCGTCGTCATACTCTCGGATGCGTTCGGCTGTGATGTTCTTGCGGGCGGCAACGATTGGGAACTCAGCGAGGAGCCACTTCCAATCGTCCGGTTCTATTTCTGACAACGCATACCATTCATCAAAGCCGCTCGTGACCAGCATGTTAAGGGCAAGTTCTGCCTGCCTGCATTCAAGGTGGTGGCTGAACGACCCGAAGTCGCCATTAAACCTGCCGGAATAGGTCAGTGCCTGTTCGCCTTTCGCCAGCATAGTGCCGCATCCGTCACAATGCCGTGGCTTCCTGACCTTGACCACCCTTTCGGAGTAAAAGTCGCTCACTTCACTTTCCTCCCAACCGGCCCAACGGCCTTACAATCGCCACACCCGCACTCATCCCCCATGCTGGCCTGCACGGTCGGCGATGGCGCGAACATTGCCATGATCCTGTCATCCTGCGCGCGGTGATAGGCGCACATAAGCCCGTGATCCGCTGGCAGCGATTTGCAGCAGTCCGACATGGCGCAGACGTTGGTGCGGGTTGGCCGGGTCATGGTCTCGCCCTCCGTTCAGCCAACGGCACCATCCAAGACCGATGCCCGCGCAGTTTTTCGGCTACCGGCTGAGGCGGGTTCATCATCAGGGCGAGCGTCTTTTCGCGGATCGCTTGCGCAAGGGCTGGATCGCGTTGGGAGGCTAGGGCGCGGGTCATGATGCGGGTTCCTCGGCAAGCTTCCAGTCCTTGTCCCGATTTTCGAATTTCAGGCCCGGCGTCCCATCTTTTTTGAGTAGGCGTACGATCACGTCGCCAATCTCCGGTGTGCTGTAATGCGAGAGATTTTCAGCAAATCGCGTGCCGATGCGGACGGTTTCAACGATACCTTCAACGCGGCTAGGAGATAGCCGTTGGAATGAGTAGCCGCGCGATACCATGCGAAAAACCTTGAGCCCTTCCCATTCATGATCTGGCACAGCGTTCTTGACCTGAGTTACAGCCATTCGCGCCGCCGCCGCTGCCTCACGTAGAGGATTGATCTGGCCTGCGAATTTCTCTCGCACAGCATTTCTTGCCGCGCCCGCCGCCCTGTCGCGCTCTCGTTCTGCTTCGCAAAGAGCCGTTTCAGCCTCTCTCAGCGCCGCTTTTGCTTCATCCAAAGTCATGATAATTCCTTTCCCTCCCCAACCCCGCTTGTCGCGGCCCGCGTCGGGGAGGATTGCTTGCGGGGAGCGGTTAGGCGATCTTCCGGAACTGCTTGAGGTTCCGCGTCTGCTGGTCGCGCTTGGCTTTCAGGGCGGCGAGTTCGGCAGCGAGATTGTTCGCGCGCATCGTCTCGTTGTCGCGCTGGTCACGGGCCTCGACGCACCGCAAATCCCATTCGCGAACCACCGCCTCATGCGCCCGCACCGTCATCAGTCCTAAAAACGACATGGCAATTCCTCCTTATGCTGCTGTGCGGCGGGCAAGCCGGTAGCCGCGCACGTTGTGCCCTTCGATCTCGAAGCCGCGATCACGAAGCCGAGTGACGTAGTTAAATATGATCGTAGGCAGCACGCCCACATCATCGGCCAGCGCACGTCCCTTGACCCAATCGCCATGACCGAGGCGGTCAAGGATCGCCTTCTGTCGGCGGCCTAGGCGTTGGCGTGTCATGCGGGAAAGTCCGCATCATCGGTAAACCCCTCGCCCGTTTCGCTTTCCGGCTTGCCTTCGAGCGGCGTCAGCATGTCGCGGCGAATTTCATAGGCTTCCATGACCTTGGTGTGCAGGTCAGGCCGCGTTGCCTCCAGCTTGGCGACCGACTTTGCGCCAGCCTCGATATGGGCTGCCAGCGCTTCGGGCGTGTCGATCTGGCCAAGGCGGGCGATGTGCTCGTTTGCCCAATTTGCGGCACCATCGGCGGCGGGTTTAGCTTGCTCGATCACAAGCGGCTTGATGGTCGCCATGACCTTCTTGCCCTTGGTCGCGGTCAGGGCAATCACCATGTCCCGCTCGATATGGCTCATATGCGAAATTCTTATTCCTCCGACCTTCATCCCGCCCCATGTGACGTTGGGATCGCAAAACAGGCGGACAGAGCGGCCAAGATATTGACGTGCGTCCGGCCCCCATGCCGACACGAGAACGCGCGACATGCTCTTACACGGACGCCAGACCCGCTTTTCGCCGTCCAGCTTGATCGACACCGGCTGTTCAGTGCCTGGGCTGATTGAAACGTCTGCAATGGCGAAAACCTGCGGCCCCGCGAGAAAATCTTCCGCGTTGATCTGATCGCTTTTCGGCACGATCACGGCGCTCATATCGTTCATATGTGCATCTCCTGCTCAATCTTGCGCTCTGTCGATATCAGGACCGGCATTGCTGCTATGGTGGCGTGATATTGGCGCGCGCGTTCTTCCACGCGCTGCTCAAAGTCGGTGGCGGCGTCGATGATCGCGGCCTGAATTGTCGGGTCTGGATAGACGCGTTTGACGAACATCGGCAGGCCACCACTGTAGCTCACAAAGTCTATCCACTTGCGTTGCGAAACCAGCAGGCCGGTTTGCAACTGGAGGATGAATTCCTCCGGCACTTCGTTCTCAGCGATCGTCTGCACCTGATATTTGGCGCGACGGCTCTTGCACTCGATCAGGCCATCATCGCCAACCAAGCCATCGGGGCTGTAGCCAATGGTAAAACCCCAAACATCGTTGGTGATGAAGCCGACTTCCTGCACCGGCGCGAAATGCTTGGCATATTGCGCGCGCGCCTCGATCTCATCATCGTGCCCGCGAATCTGGTCATCCCCGACATATCGCGGCTCGACATAATCAGTCAGGCGCTGGGCAAGGATTTCAAACGTGTGGGCGCGCTCCTTGTCATTGCGAGCTATCTTCAAGGTCGGCGTGAGGATGAGGCGCATTTCTGATGCAGTGAGCAATCCCAACCGCATAGATAGCCATTCGTCTCCGCCTTGGATGACATCAGGATGGTAGGTTATTGTCATGCGACATGCCCCCAAGTCTTACCCGCCTTCACCATCCAGATAACCCGCTGGGTTACGCCGAATGAGGCGGCAATTTCTCGCTGCTTGCGCCCGTCCAGCCTGATGCGCCTGACATCTTCCGCAGTCAGTTTGGCTCGCCCATGACCTTCGCCGCGCGCTCGTTTTTCGGGTTGGCTTTTGGACCAGTGCCGATCGCCTATTCCGGCGGTTCCATGCTCGCGCTTGTCCTGCTCATTTTCGACAGCGGTGGCCCAACGGAGATTGCCCTCACTATTGTTGGACCGGTCACCATCGTTGTGAGCTGCGTGATGCTTTGGGCTTGGTGCTGGGCCGTGGAACGCCTCGCATACAATGCGATTGACCCTAACAGATGACCGAACACCTGCATTTGTAAGCGTTAAGCCATGATAGCCGGATTTGTTCGGCGACGATTTCAACGGTGCGCCAGACAGCGAATGGCCGCGAATGTCCTTCCGAATCCTGACAATATCGCCATTGCTGCTGACAATATAATCTGGGAAACCGGGGATTGGCCGCCAGTTCAGCCCCTCCCCCGCCACGATCTGAGCCAGCGCGTTCATGCCGGTGCCCCCGCCCGCGCAGCATCCCGCGCGGCATCGCAGCTTGCGTGCCATGCGTCATATTGCTGCTGGAACCGCGCCTGTTCCGCATCGACTTCGCGGCGGAAATACAGGTCAGTCCGGTAGCGGTGGGCGATCGTGCCAAACGCCGGGTCACTGCTTGGCAGGTTGAGCGCGTCCAGATGGCGGCGGGCCGCTGCCTCGGTCATGCCGGTGGCATTGGACACGCGCCAAACCTGATAATCGGTTACGGGGGGTTGGGTCATATCAACTCCTCAGCGTTCGGCATGTCGGCGCGGGTGAAATCCACCAGGCGCGCGCCGCACTTTTCGAGAATGTCATAGTGCGCGGGGTGAAGCTGGCCGTCTGGCAGGCCAAGGCTATGGGCATAGGTGCCAGCCCAAGGCGCGCAGAAGGCGATGACGCTTGATTTCAGGTCAGCGTTTTCTGCCTCCAAGCGCGCTTGCTCAGCCTCCGCTGCTTGGCGACCACGCTCGGCACAATCAATCCGCGCCTGAATGTTGTATTGCGCGTTATCGACCAGATATTCTTGGGCCGAACAGAGGATTTCCTCATAGACCCGCTCGACATGATCGCGGGCCAAGCTCTTTATCCGGTCGATCGCTCCATCAAGGGCGCTATCAGGAAATGCGCTCATTTTAGCCTCCAACATTCGGCGTCGCCGTCAACAGCAGCGAAAACAGCGCCAGGATCACAGCCGCGACGGCCAGCTTCTGAAACGGCGTATCGGGGATGCAGATGCCCGGTTCTTCGCGGTCGCGGGGTGGGAGGGTGATGCGGGTCATAGCGAACACACCCGGCAGCTTCCGGCTGCCATGCGTTCGCGGGCCATTCGGTTGAGGCTGATGTTAGGCTTATCGCCCGCCTCGAATCGCTCGCCCATTTCCTTTAAGCTGGTCGGCCAGCTATCTCTGCCCGGCGTCCTAAATGTATGTCCGGTCTCTTCTTCAAGGCTCACAGCCTCATAGAATACAGGACGATGAAACGCCCAACACTCCCACCATTCACCGATCCGTTGGTGGTAGCATTTAAGACAATCGGTGCGGTTCGGACATGTAATGCCAACGGCCACAAGCTTGGCCTGCACCTCATCTTCACCCCAACCCCATTCGCGGAGAGGGCATCGCGTCTCAATATCGCCTAACTGTCCATACACCCCGCCGATGCGGAGCGGCTCGTCCGCGCGCAGGCCAACATAGGCAACGACCGGCCCATGCTTGAGCTGTTCAATCAGCCACGCTATGAATGGCTCGATCTTGAGTTTCCGAGTGCACCAGCGCTGCCGAAAGTTTGGCAGTGCCTTTTGCTGGCGGATCAGATTATCAAGCGTCCCCGCCATGATCGGCAGTATTCTTGATCCTAAACGTTCACCCAAGTTCCGCCAATGGGTGAACATCTCGGGGCTTTCATCGCCGGTCGGTGTGCAGACATAGGTGTAAGGACGCGGCTCACGCGCCATCAACTCCATGGCCAGCGCTGAACTGTCGTGTCCGCCTGACAATGCGACCACATGAAGAACGCCATTTTCGTCGCGCTGCAACATCACCCATCCCCATTCAAAGATTGGTCCAGCTTGACCGCGATCCGGCTTGCATCGACCAGCGCGTCCAGCATCTGGTCCACAGTGATGCACAGAGCCGCAGCCTTGGCATGTGGACCGCCCAGCGCTTCGGCTTCGAGAAACGCCTGATTGTGCAGAATATCCAGCGCCTCGACCCGCTTGTCGTCGCGGTCGAACGCGGTGTATTCGTCGGTCGTCATCGCATAGACATTGCTGATGCGCTTACGCAGCGGCGGGCTGGCGATGCAGCTTGCGAAGATCACCCGGGCCTGAGTGCGTTCGTGCCAGGGTGCCGTGTCTGCGCTGGCGAAATTGTGGTGCGCGGCGGTCATGCCGCTGCGACCAGCTTGCCATTGCGGGCGATCAGCCAAGTGTCGGCGGGCACACCATCGCGGCCAGCAATGCCAGCGGCGACAGACACGATTTCGTATTTGTTGTTTCGCTCGACGGCGAAGAGGGCGTTTCCTTCTGCGCCCTTGACCTTACCTTCAAAGCCAGAGGCCATCGCCGCGCCATAGTCTCCGGTGCTGGACGCCGCGCCTTGGTATCCGGTGCTGGACGCCGCGCCATAGTCTCCGGTGCTGGACGCCGCGCCACGGGCTCCGGTGCTGGACGCCGCGCCTTGGTCTCCGGTGCTGGACGCCGCGCCATAGTCTCCGGTGCTGGACGCCGCGCCATAGTCTCCGGTGCTGGACGCCGCGCCTTGGTCTCCGGTGCTGGACGCCGCGCCTTGGGCTCCGGTGCTGGACGCCGCGCCTTGGTATCCGGTGCTGGACGCCGCGCCTTGGTATCCGGTGCTGGACGCCGCGCCTTGGTCTCCGGTGCTGGACGCCGCGCCATAGTCTCCGGTGCTGGACGCCGCGCCTTGGTATCCGGTGCTGGACGCCGCGCCATAGTCTCCGGTGCTGGACGCCGCGCCATTCTCGACCGTCACATGACTTTCGTCGGATTTGACAGATCGCGACCAAACATAATCCCAAGCGCGCTTGATCAGGTCATGGATGCTGATTTCGACGCCAATTGTGATGACAGCGGAGGCGAGTTTGATGTTGTCATCGGTGTGAGTTGCGCCGGATTGCTGGACCTCAAAATAGCGCGAACCAGCGGGTGGGTAGTAGCTGAAAACCTCGAAAGGATGCGCTTCGGTCGTGCAGGCGTGGAAGCCGTTCTCGCAGGCGCGGATCGTGCCTTCATGCGCGTAAGTTTCACCCGGCGCGAACTGATAGCCACGGCATTGCAGGTTCTGATCGAAGCCTTTGATGCTGTGGACGACCGCAACCTCTGTCGCAGCTTCGGCTTTCTTCTTCGCCATCTTCATCATCCCTCTGGAGGCGGTGCCTCGGTGTCACTGAAATCATGGCCAGCCCGGCGCGAACCGGGATGGAGCAGATGTCAGGGGTGTTAGAAATTCCAGGGGGTCGCGCCCAAATCGCGGGCGACTGCGCGGGCTTCGCGCTTGTTGATGACAAGGATCGTCTCAACATGGTCGCGCTGGCCATTGCCGATGCGCACGATGTCCAGCACCGGGGCCTTTGCGCGGGTGCCTGCATAAAATTCAGCGGCTAGGGTCATCACGGTCATCTCCACGTTAGAGGCGGTGCCTCGGTGTGGGATGATGTATGGGACAATCTGTCCCCTTCGTCAAGGACAAAATGTCCCTTTAATTTTCAGCGCAAAAAGGGCGAATTGTCCCCGCCGCGAATCATCGCAGCCTCGCAAGGCGCGAACCTATCCCGGCGTGTCAGATGTAGGAAAGCACAAAAATGCCCGCCGGTTTAAGGGCGGGCTGGCGTAGGTCGCAGGATGTCAGCTTCGGCTATTTTGTCACGCCTAGTTTTCTCGCCATCAATTCGATTGTAGCGACAGCGCGAGTCTCAGCGTCAAGGGTGCGAAGTTCATCATTTCCTGCGGCTATCTCTTTCAGGATACCCCTTTGGCTTTCGGATAAGGATATGAGCGTATCCAACTTGTTGATCAAAGCGCGATGGCGGCGCTCTGTCCGCGCCTGAATATCGCGCGACAGCAGCCATACAAAGCCAACTATGATGACAGATGACACTGCGTCCAACATCTACCCGTCCGTCCCAGTGCGGACTAGCCTGCGCGGACCTCTAGCAGCGTTTTCCTCTTTGCCTGTCAGGATATAGCCAACAGAGCGGTCCACCACCTGGGCAAAGCGCGGGATAAGATATGGCGGCAGCGGGGAGCGGCTCTCATATTTCTTGTAGCGCTCAAATGGCACGCCGATCGCGGTTGCCATCTGCTGCTGCGTCCAATCCCGCTCAATGCGCAAACGCTGAGTGCGCGCGCATAGTTGATCGTTGAACTGTCCTTCGTCGAGCCATCCAGTCATGGGACGATTATGCCCAATCGACATAGCTAAATCGTGCGACACGTTGTCCTTGACACAGGGGACAATTTGTCCCATCAAAGCGCTATGCAAAAAGAGACCATCACATGGGCCGTGGTTGACCGGGAGGCGGAAACGCTCGGCGCAACCGCTTCCGCTCGCCTGAAATGGCGGCAGGTAAATCGTGGTGTCCCGCCGATCTGGCGCATCCGAATTGCTGAAAGCCTTTCTGCTCGCGGCGTCCGGGTATCGCTCGCCGATTTCGACGCCCTGCCAGTCAATCCGGGGAGGGTCGCGGCATGAGCGCGCAATGCAGCTTCTGCGGCAAGGGTGAGGGTGACGTGCTTTGCCTGACCCACGCCCGCGGAGCCTATATCTGCGACAAGTGCACCGATATGTGTGCCGCTATCGTCGCTGAAAGCCGGGTTAAGAGCGCGGTCGATAAGGCTGTCGCTGCTGCGCTTGCCGATCATGAGCCCGCCAAACCCACATCGTTCTGGGCGAAGGTTTTTCGCACCCCCTCCGCCCGCACACCCAAGCAGGTGTCGGCGTGAGCGAGAAAATGACCCGCATCGGCCTGCCGGGGGCTAACCCATCGATAGCGCTGATGGATTATGGCGAGATGTCCTGCGCCGACATGATCGCACAGCTTCGCACTTACGCCGACCATCTGCGCGCCAAGGTCAACTTGATCGACGCCGCCGCAGACGGGGATTTCCAGATTGATGTCATTCGCGGTCCATATGTTCAGCATCACGTCCGCGAACTCCAGAAATCAGCAATCTCCGCCCGCGCTGCCAAGGGGGCGGTGGGATGAGCAAGTCCGCACCATCCTCCCAGGATCAACTGGCAGCCCGCGATCGCATGATGCTGGCAATCATGACCGATCATGTCGGCGCGGTGCTGCCAAGCGCCCGCAACATGGCTGCCATGATGGGCTGCACCAAGGCGCAGTCCGACCATGCGATGCGTCGGTTGCGCAGGACTGGCGCAGTCGAGTTGTTCGGCAATGGTCCAGGCCGCGTCTATCACATTGTCGGCGTCGGCAGCACCCTGCCTGAATATCCCGGCAAAGAGGTCGCCGCTTACACCGAGCGCGCGCCTGAGCCTGAGCCGGTGCGGGTGTTCAATTTTGCGTGCCCACGGTGCGGCACCAGAAATTGCGCGCGTCACAGTCCGGTCCCGCTGATCACACGCGCCGCTGCTGCAATGGTGCTGGCATGACCCTCCTCACCCTCTGGACCCTCCTCAGCATCCCTGTCGGCGTGATCGTCGGCTTGTGGCTGCGCGCTTGTTGGGAGGGGTGAGTGATGTTCGCTTTCTACAACGAAATTTCCCCCTTCGCCGCGCCCGGCGAACACGGGCGCGCTGATCCCCTCTCCAGTGCGCCCGTGACTTTTGATGATCGTGTTCATGCTGCAACAGCTAACGGAAAGGCCATTCAGGATCATGCCTGACTACGACAAGATCGTGCGCGATCGGCAAGCGCTGATCCGACGCCAGATGGACGAACGCCGCATCACGGTAAAGCAAGTGCAGTATGATGGCGGATGGGATTCGCCTTCGACGGTGCTTTCCTATTTCCCGGCCGATCCCGACAAGCAGCCCGCAACGATGTCAGTCGCGTCGCTGTTCCGACTGCTGGAAACCGGCGCGCTTCCGTCCGAATTGATCTCGCTGCTGATGCCTGATGGCTTCCAGATCGTTCGCGTTCCCGAAGGCATCGACCATGATGAGGTCGAGAAGGCTGCACGCGATTTTCTCGCGGCTAAGGGCGAGGCGCACCATCCCGATAGCGAGGCAGGCCGCGAGATCGGGCCGAAGGAACATGCGCGTCTGACTGGCAAGGCTGTTGAGCTTGTGGCGGTGGCAGCGTGAAGCGCGATTATTCCGATTTTCTCGCCAGCAAGGCGATTGATGATCCATGCACTGGTATGCAGGCCATCGCCGAACTGCCGGGGTGCCTATTTCCGCACCAGCGGGACATAGTTCAGTGGGCGTTGCGTCGTGGCCGTTCTGCGCTGTTCGCTGGCACAGGGCTGGGTAAGAGCCTGATGGAGTTGGCATGGGCGCAGGCTGTGACCCGCCATACTGGCAAGCCGGTCCTTCACCTCGCACCGCTCGCGGTGTCGGCTCAAATGGTCCGTGAAGCTGAGAAGTTTGGCATCCCGGCGCACATGGGTGATGGCGAAGGTATTTGCATCACTAACTATCAGAAGTTGGATCATTTCGACCTGTCAAAATTCGGCGCGATCATCCTTGATGAGAGCAGCATCCTTAAATCGACCGATGGCCATTATCGTAATCGGCTGATTTCTGCGTCGCAGTCTATCCCATTTCGTCTAGCCGCGACAGCAACACCCGCGCCAAACGACTTCATGGAATTAGGCAATCATGCCGAGTTTTTGGGCGTCATGTCTTACACAGACATGCTTGCTACCTTCTTTGTTCATGACGGGGGATCGACGCAAAACTGGCGATTGAAGGGCCATGCCGAAAACGAATTCTGGCGCTGGATGGCATCGTGGGCAGTCATGCTACGCAAACCGTCTGACCTGGGATACCCGAACGCGGGATATGATCTGCCGCCGCTGCATTACCATCAGCACATCGTGGGCGTCGAATACGCACCGTCGATGGAAACAGGGATGCTCTTTCCAATGCAGGCCGCGACCCTGGCCGAAAGGATCGCCGCGCGCCGGGATACGGTTAAGCAGCGTGTCGCCATGGCGGTCGAAGTTACGCCGCGCGATCGTCCCTTTGTATGGTGGTGCAATCTCAACAGCGAAAGCGAAGCAATCGCCAAAACTATACCCGATGCAGTTGAAGTGCGTGGATCGGACAGCCCGGAAGAAAAAGAGCGCAAACTGATTGCCTTTTCAGAGGGTGACATTCGCGTCCTTGTTACCAAGCCATCGATCTGTGGGTTTGGTATGAACTGGCAGCATTGTGCCGACACCGGATTTGTCGGCCTCAATGACAGTTTTGAGCAGTTTTATCAGGCCATCCGACGCTTTTGGCGTTTCGGTCAGGCCAAGCCGGTAAATTGCCACATCATCGCAGCAGAGACTGAGGGCGCAACCGTCGCCAATATCCGCCGCAAGGAAATGGATGCTGACCGCATGGCCGCCGCGATGGTCATGCACATGGCCGACCTTTCGAGCAAGGCAATCAAAGGCAGTGTTCGCGAAAAGCCGAATTACGACCCGCAACAGCCGGTCATCCTCCCATCTTTCCTGGAGTGCGCCGCATGACGATCAATGCCGTCGATCAGGTCATAACCAAAGATTATGCCATCTACCAAGGGGATAGTTGCGAGATCATACGCGCCATACCCGGTGACAGTATCGATTTCGGTATCCATTCGCCGCCGTTCGAGGGGCTGTATAAATTCAGCAATTCTGACCGCGACATATCCAACAATGATGGCCCGGCGTTTTGGGAGCATTATACCTTCCTGATTTCGGAACTGCATCGCGTCACCAAGCCGGGCCGCTTGCACAGCGTTCATGTGATGCAACTTCCCATGTCGAAAATTCGGCACGGCAATATCGGTATGCGTGATTTCCGGGGCGAGGTGATCCGCGCATATGAGGATGCCGGTTGGATTTTCCATAGCGAAGTCTGTATTTGGAAAGACCCGGTTGTCGCTCAACAGCGCACTAAATCCATCCGCCTCTTGCATAAGCAGATCGTCAAGGACAGCACTATCAGCGGCCAAGGGTTGGCTGACTACATCGTTACATTCCGCAAGCCGGGCGAAAATGCAAAGCCTATTTCGGGATGCTTCGATCGCTATTCCGGCACTGATGAGCCTGACCGTTCGAAGTTCACAACGCCTACCGATGGCCGGAACTGGTATTCGATCGAGGTATGGCAGCGCTATGCTTCGCCGGTTTGGATGGACATCAACCAAACTCGCACATTGCAATATCGCGGCGGTCGCGATGAGAAAGACGAACAGCATATATCGCCGCTGCAACTCGACGTGATCGAGCGGTGCATCGATCTTTGGAGCAACCCAGGTGATACAGTTCTGACGCCGTTTCTCGGAATCGGTAGCGAGGTATATTGCGCCGCAAAGATGGGGCGCAAAGGCATCGGCATCGAATTGAAGCCTTCCTATTTCGCGCAGGCTGTCCGCAATTTGGAAGCGATGGACCGTGATGCTCCTGGGTTATTCGCAGGCATCGTCGCATGACGCCCTCCCCCACCACGCAATCAGCGGTGGACGAGGCCGGGCGGAAGGCGCGGCGCTCGTGCCTGCCGCCCTCGATCCTGTTCCTGCGCGCCAAGATCGAGTTCGACCAGTTCGACGCCCTGTCGCGCACCCGCGCGCTAACCGATGCGGAAAGCCGCGCCATGGAGCGGGCTATGCGCCGGATGCAGGATTGGGAGGCGGCGTTGTGAATGGCGAACTCACCCTGCGCCGCCACCAAGCGCTCAACCCGCACTGGTTCGACCTGATGCACCGCCGTTGGGCTGCGCCGTTGCGGGAGGCTGCCAAGGCGCGGTTTCCGGTGGCGCGGGATGAGGGTGGGAGGTTCGCGCGATGATCGAGCTTCCTTTCCCTGCGTCAATCTTGGCTGGCCATGCCAAGGGGAATGGCAATTGGGCCAAGATCAAGGCGACCAAGGAGCATCGGGAGTGGGCGTGGAAGGCTACTCTAGCCGCCGCTCCCTCCGTGCCTGATGAAGGTGATATTCGCATCCATGTCCGCCTCATCCCCGCCAATAAGCGCGGCGATCGGGTCAATTTCCCGAACCGGCTCAAGCCCTATTTCGACGGGGTAGCTGATGCCCTGGGCGTAAATGATAGCCGGTTTCTACCTAGCTATGAGTTTTGCGCGCCAGAGAAATTGGGCCGCGTCATCATCGAAGTGGAGCCAATCTGATGGCCCGCCCGATCGCAGATTACTTCCCCGGCATACTCGAACGAGCCGCTCAAATGGCGTCGTTCCAGAACCTCATCAACGATTGTGGCACCGCCGCACGTCGCAAGGAAATGATCATGACCGCTCGCATGGGCGACCTGATAACCCGCGACGAATGCCGCCTGCTGATCGAAGCTTATGGATTGGAGACGGCATGAGCCAGTGGTTCCGCATGTATGCCGAAGTTTTGGACGACCCGAAGGTCCAGAGGCTTGCCGGTGAAGAATTCAAGGCCGCACTTTTGGCTGCGATGGCTGGCGAGGAAACGGCATTTTCACCTTTCGTTGCCGGGCCTTTCCACCGCCCGCTTGCGCACGAATGGGCGGTCATACGCGCGGAAGTGTTCGCTCGCGACGATTATACTTGCACCTATTGCGGCGCGCACGGCGTCCAGTTGGAATGCGATCATGTCGTGCCTGTGGCCCGTGGTGGCAGCAGCGACCTAGGCAATCTGACAACATCGTGCCGCCCTTGTAACCGTTCCAAAAGGGACAAGCTGGTAGAGGAGTGGATGGCATGACCGCGCCCCTTACGCCGTCCGATTGCGACCTTCGCGACTTCGCCTTCATGCCCCTCGACGCGACCCGTTTGCTCGATAGCGATCTGTTTGCGCTCGCGACCGGCGATGAATTCAAAGCGGCGATGGCATTGTGGTGCAAGTCGTGGCTGCAAATTCCTGCTGGCAGCCTGCCAGACGATGACCGCGTTCTGGCCCATCTGTCAGGCGCGGGCAGCAAGTGGAAGAAGGTCCGCGCCATGGCTCTGCGCGGCTTCGTGAAGTGTGATGACGGGCGGCTATATCATTCAGTTGTTTGCGAAAAAGCCAATGAGGCATGGACCAAGAAGCAGTCCTACCGCGCTCGCTCTAAGAAGGGCAATGCAAAGCGTTGGGGATCGCAAGAGGATGAGCAAGAGCAGTCCCTAAAGGATGCTCCAGCGGTCCCTAAAGGAGTCCTTGAGCCTCCCAAGGGACAGGGACAGGGACAGAGAGATACTTCCGTTTCTAACGAAACGGCTGCGGTTGATCCTGACAAGCTGTTTTGGGACAGCGCCAAATCCTACTTGGGTCCGTCCAAGGCGAGCCTGATTGGCAAGTGGGTAGCCCAACACAAAAAGCCTGCCGTCATTGCAGCGATCAGTGCGGCGCAGGCTGAGCGCGCGGTCGATCCGGTGGCGTTCATCGAAGGCATATTCCGCAAGAGCGCGGGCAATCCCCAACCGAGAATCCCGATATGAGCTGGCAACCGCAAAAAGCCGGGAAGCAGCTTTGCCCAGAATGCTCCCACACCCGCCGCAACAAAAAAGACCCATGCCTTTCAGTGAGTTTGACCGATGACGGATATGTCTGGAACTGCTTCAACTGCGGATTCAAGGGCGGCACCGGCCCTGCACGAACGGCACAAGGAATGGCTCGCGAAACGCGGCATCCAATCCGATACGGCGGAAGCGGCAGGCCTGACGACGCGCAAGGACGATCGCGGCAATTGGCTTGTGTTCCCGTATCGGCTCGACGGGCGGCTGGTGAACCGCAAGTATCGGCTGACTTCCGAAAAACAGCACCAGATGGACAAGGGCGGCACGCTCTGCCTGTGGAACGCCGAATGCCTGCGCTCCCCGCAAGTGGTGAAGGGCGCATCGGTTATCATCACCGAGGGCGAATTTGACGCGCTGATTGCAATGGAATGCGGCTATCATTCCGTTGTTTCTGTGCCGAACGGCGCACCGGCAGAGCGGATCGACGACCCGGTGAACAGCAACCGTTATCGGTTCCTGTGGGAAAGCAAGGCTGATCTGGAGGGTGTCAAGGAGTTCATCCTGGCGACCGATGGCGACGGGCCAGGGCAAGTTCTGGCGCACGATCTGGCCGCGATCCTTGGCCCCGAGCGCTGCCGCTTTCTCGAATATCCAGAAGGCTCGAAGGACTTGAATGAGGTCTTTCTGGCGCATGGGTGGCAGGCTGTCGTCAAGCTGATCGAGGCAGCGAAACCGTTCCCCGTTCAAGGACTGCATGATTTTTTCGACTTCCCCGATCAGCCGCCGGTCAAGGGCATGGAGACGGGCATCGACGCGCTGACAGGCAAGCTGGAGATTGTGCTTGGCACGCTCACCGTTTTCACCGGCTACAGCAACATGGGCAAATCCACGGTCCTGAACACGATGATCGCCCATTGCGCCGCCCATGACGTGCCAGTCTGCATTGCCAGCTTCGAGACGCAGACGCGGCCTATCTTGCTGGATGGTATTACCAAGGCGCTGATCGGATGCGCTCCGGCTGAGTTCTACAATCACCCGCAGCGACGCGAGGCCTATGCCCACGTCAACCGCATGGTGAAGGTCATATCGAATTCACTCGATGAGGATCTGGAATTTTCGATCGACAGCTTCCTCGACACGGCCCGCATCGCGGTCATTCGCGACGGCTGCAAGGTTGTGATCCTCGATCCGTGGAATGAGATTGAGCATAAGCGCGGGCGTGATGAGACGGTCACCGAGTATATCGGGCGCGCCCTGCGTCGGATCAAAGCATTCATCCGACAGTATAATGTTTCGTTCTGGATCGTGGCGCATCCCACGAAGCCTATCAAGGGCACGAATGCACTGCCGAGCCTCTACGACATTTCGGACAGCGCACATTGGGCAAACAAGGCTGATTACGGGCTGGTCTATCATCGCCCTGACCGGGAAGTGAACGAGGCCGATCTGGCCGTCGTCAAGGTCCGCATGGGCCTGCCCGGCGAAGTCTCATCAGTGCGGGTCCAGTTCGACTATCGCACCTGCCGCATAGGCTCGCTGTAATGCTTACCGACTACATCATCTACCTCCTCACCACCCGCCCCACCCGCGCACAGGCTGGGGTCAAGGCGCGGGAGTTGGGGTGAGGCTGGATTGGGGACTGGGGTATTTTGAAACGGTTGGGAGGTGGTGATGGACATGCCGAATTTGGCAGCAGGGAGCCCACTGAGCGCGATTTTGGGCGTGAGCGGCATAGGACAGCCATTAGTCCATAGATTTCGCTCTACGAGGCTTAAATCGCCAACCACACACCAGCAGGGGGATTGAGGATGGACGCAACCTCCATCATCAAGCGCTATCAGGAGATAGGACGGCAACGCGCCCTGACCGATGACGAAAGCGCCGAGTTGGAGAAGGCGATCCGTCGTGAGGGTCCGTGTGGCGTTTACAAGCGCTGGACGATGGACGATCGCCGGGAATTGCTGATCGCGGCCCGCAAGCGCGGTGGCCTCAAAGAATATGCGGACCGGACAGGCCGTCCCTATTCGTCATGTCAGACGATGCTTCGGGACATCAAGCGGCAGAGGCGCAGGCGTGGAATAGCTTTTGTGGGTAGGTTTTTTTATGATGGGGAGATTGGCGATCCATCTGAAGTAGAAGGATGTAGATGATGGCAGCCGGCCATAAGACAGGCGGTCGCAAGAAGGGAACGCCGAACAAATTGACGGGGCAAGTCAAGGAGATGATCCTTGAAGCGCTTGATCGCAAGGGCGGCGCTGATTACCTAGAAAGGCAGGCGGAAGAAAACCCCGTCGCCTTTATGGGTCTTGTTGGCAAGGTACTTCCCATGACTGTTGCTGGCCCCGGAGAGAATGGCGAGCATGTCATCACGACTATAACCCGGCGAGTGGTCAATGCTAGCGAAGGGTGAGCTTACGATCGAGACGCCGCGCTGGTTCGTTCCTCTACTGCCTGCCGCGCGTTACAAGGGTGTGCATGGTGGGCGTGGCAGCGGTAAGTCGCATGCAATGGCCGAATATGTCGTAGAACGCTGCCTCCTTGAAAAGACCAACGTGGTCTGCATTCGCGAGGTGCAAAAGTCCTTGGCGCAGTCGGTCAAAAAGCTGATCGAAAACAAGATTGAAGCCTTGGGCGTTGGGCATATGTTCGAAGTGCAACAGGCTTTGATCAAGGCCCCCCATGGAGGGTTGATCATATTCACTGGCATGGCGAACCATACCGCTGATACGATCAAGTCGCTGGAGGGGTTTGACATCGCATGGTTCGAGGAGGCGCAGTCATGTTCGCAGCGCTCGCTCGACCTGTTGCGTCCGACAATCCGAAAGCCCGGTAGCGAATTGCTATTCACATGGAATCCTTCGCTGCCTACTGACCCGATCGACGTGCTGCTGCGAGGCGAACAGCCCCCGCCAAATGCGATTGTGGTCCAAGCCAACTATCGCGACAATCCATGGCTGCCTGATGTGCTGCGTGAAGAACTGGAATATGACCGCAGTCGCGATCCCGATAAGTTCGCGCATATCTGGCTGGGCGAGTATCAGCGCAACAGTGAGGCGCGTGTATTCCGCAACTGGCGCGTGGAGGAATGCGAGCCGCCCAATGGCGTGATATTCAGGGGCGGTGCTGACTTCGGCTTCAGCGTCGATCCTTCCTGCGCGCTGCGTTGCTGGATCGAAGGCCGGAACCTTTATGTCGATTACGAGGCGTACCGCATCGGCTGCGAGATAGACCAGCTGCCCGACCTGTTTATGGCGATACCCGAAGCAGAGCGCTGGCCCATGGTTGCGGACACGTCGCGACCTGAGACGATTAGCTATCTTCGCCGCCATGGCTTTCCGAAGATACAGCCCGCCATCAAGGGGGCGCGATCGGTCGAGGAGGGTATTGCGTTTCTCCAGTCCTTCGACATCATCGTGCATCCGCGCTGTGTGCATCTTGCGGACGAACTGACCCTCTATAGCTACGAGGTAGACGACCTGACCGGGGCCGTTCTACCAAAGCTGGCGGACAAGGATAATCACCTGATCGACTCGCTTAGATATGCGTGCGAGGGCGTCAGGCGGGCGGCCGCAATGAAACCCCCGCCAAAGCCAACCACAACCCCGGTCAAGCGCACGGCGTTCAACCGTCGCTAGAAAAGCCTTAATCGCCTCCCCCTCCCCGCTGTGCCTACCGTCCGCGCATGGAACACGACACCGCGCTTGAACAGGACAAGGCCGCCGAGAATAGCGAACGGCTGCGCAAGGTGCATGAACGCGCCCTCAAGCGCTTTGACGCAACCGCTGTTCCGCAGATGGAAATGCGGGCCGAATCCCTGCTGTCCCGTCGCTTCATCGCCATTCCCGGCGCTATGTGGGAAGGGCCATGGGGGGAGCAGTTCGAGAACAGCATCAAGGTTGAGATCGACAAGGTATCGCGCGGCGTTGACAAGATCGTCATCGACTATCGCGAGAACCGCATCGTCCCCGACTTCCGCCCTGCTGGCGGTGAAAGCGATCAGGACACCGCCGATACGCTCGATGGCATCCACCGGGCCGATGATCATTTCTTCAAGGCCCAGGAAGCGCGCGACAATGCGTTCGAAGAGGCTGTTGTCGGCGGGTTCGGTGCGTACCGCCTGACAAACGAGTATGAGGACCCGTACGACAAGGACAGCGATGCCCAGCGCATCAACCCGGCGATGCTCATTGCTGATGCTGACCAGCGGGTATTCTTCGACATCAACGCCAAGCGCTACGACAAGCGCGATGCCCGTTTCGGCTTCGTCCTGACCGCCTACAGCCGTGAAGCGTTCGAGGAGGAGTATGGCGAAGGCTGCGCGACGGATTGGCCTGAAAACCGCCTGACCCTGCAATATTGCTGGTTTCAGCCCGATATGGTCATCGTGGCGGAATATTACGAAAAGCAGGACAAGGACGAGACGCTGTACGTCCTGACGCATCCCCTACTGGATGATGAAGAGCGCTTCTGGTCGAGCGAGATTGACGACGACGAACTGGCCGATCGCAAGGCGCAAGGGTGGACGGTAAAGAGCCGCCGCCGCAAGCGCTGCCGGATCATGAAATACACCCTGTCGGGCGCGGAGGTGCTGGTAGAGCATGGCCCGATCGCGGGGGATCGTATCCCGGTCGTGCCGGTCTATGGCAAGCGGTCGTTTGTGGACAATATGGAGCGGTTTCGCGGCCATGTGTCCAAGCGTATGGATGCCCAGCGCATTTACAACGCCAAGGTTTCCAAGCTGGCGGAGACGGACAGCCTCAGTCCGAACGAAACGCCCATTTTCACGCCCGACCAGATCGCGGGCCATGAAACAATGTGGGAAGAGGCAAACATCAATCGCTCGCCCTATTTGCTGGTCAACCCGCTGATCGACGAGTCCACGGGGCAGGTTATCCAGACCGGCGCGGTCGATCGCGTCAATCCGCCCACTTTGGCCCCTGTGACGGCGGCGCTGCTCCAGATCGCGTCTGGCGACCTGACCGAAGATGATCAGGATGTTGATCAGGTCAAGGCGAACACCAGTGCCGAAGCCATGGACATCGCCGCCACGCGGATCGATGCGAAGTCGGGTATCTATATCGACAATATGCGCCGGTCAGTCGAATGCGAGGCTGAAATCTATCTCGGCATGGCGCGCGAGGTCTATTACGAGCCGGGCCGCGAAGTCGAGACGATGGACGAGGAAGGCGGCGATGGCGTTGCCATCCTGCATGAACAGTTTACCGACAAGAATGGCGTTTTCCGCATCAGGAACGACATCGCGCGCGGCAAATACAAGGTTGTCGGTTCCGTCACTGAGGCAACGGCCACGCGCCGCGACAAGACGGTCAAATCCTGCCTGAACACTGCGACTGTGGCGCAGGCCGCTGGTGACGCGGAGCTTGCCACTGTCGCGACCCTGACCGCTGTGATGAACCAGGATGGCGAGGGCATGACATCGATGCAGCGCTATGCTCGCAAGCGCCTGGTCGCCATGGGCGTCGAGGAACCGAACGAGGAAGAACAGCGCCAGATGGAAGAGGCTGCGCAGAACCAGCAGCCCGACGCCACGCAAGCCGCGCTTATGGCGCAGGCGCAAGAGTTTGAAGCATCGGCTGCATTGAAGGGCGCGCAGGCACAGAAGGCCATGGCCGACACCAAGCTTTCAGGGGCCAAGGCTGTCGAGACGCTGGCCAGTGCGGCGCAGAAAGCCGCGCAAACGGGGCAGACGGTGCGAGAGACCCAACTGGTGGGCATGGAGGCGGCAAATGCGAATGACGCTGAACCGAGGGGAGGTGATCTAGCTTCTCGCAGTGCGGGAGATCGCCCCCGGATCGCATTGGGCCGCGATCTCCCCGCTGACGCCGCCTGAAAGCCTTAATAGCGCCTCATGCCCGCGCGCCCGTAATTTCGCACCCATCGGCAACCGCCTGGCCGCAACAGGTGAGTGAATGGGTGGTAAATGGCAGACTTGGACGACGACACGCTCGACCTGACCGAAGAACTCGAAACCGAACAGGGGGACGAGGAGGAACAGGAAAGGCAGGCCGAAACGGAAGGCGATGAAGCGCCGGAAGATGAGGATGAGTTTGTTTCGTTCGAGGGTGAGGCAGCGCCAGCCTCTGGAGAAGCCGAAACCGGGTTGGTGAAGCATCTCCGCGCACAACTGCGAGAGAAGGCGAAGGAGGTTGAAACCCTCCGCAAGTCGGCCCCCGTCCCGCAGCCAATCGAGGTAGGCGAAAAGCCGACGCTTGCTGGCTGCGATTATGACGAGGAGGCTTACGAAGCCAATCTCGATCAGTGGAAAGCTCGCAAGGCTCAGGCCGAAGAGCAGGCGCGGACTGCCGAACAAGCCCAGAAACAGGCAGCGGAAGCATGGTCCGCCGAACTGCAAGGCCATCACGAAAAGAAGGCCGCGCTCAAGTTCAAGGACGTGCAGGAAGCCGAGGAAGTCGCCCTAGCCTCACTATCACAGGTGCAGCAGGCGGTGATTGTCAAGGCAGCCTCGAACTCCGCGATGGTCGTCTATGCGCTGGGCAAGCACCCGGCGAAGTTGGCCGAAATCTCCAAGATTACTGACCCGATCAAGCTGGCCGTCGCCGTTTCGAAGCTGGAAGGAAAATTGTCTGTGACGAAACGCGGTGGACCGCCTGAACCTGAACGCATCGCACGCGGTGGCGCGCCTGTGGCTCAGGGCAAGGACAAGGAACTTGAGCGGCTTGAGAAGAAGGCGGACCAGACAGGGGATCGGAGCGAACTGATCCGCTACAAGGCGAAGCTGAAAGCTCAGGCGAAGTAATCAAACTGCCTTCCCCGTCGCGATGACGGCACGGCCCATAGATGGATTTTACCCATGGCGACCAATTTTTCGCGTGAAGAAAAGATCATTTTCGATGAGATGATCGAGGGTTTCGAGGACAGCCTTGTGATCGCCAAGGAGGTGACGAAATTCACCCCGCCCGGCGCGCAGGACATGATGCGTTATGGCGATAAGGTCTGGCTGCCGGTCCCCATGATCGGATCGAGCTATGACGGTTTCGACCAGACCAGCAACTTCGACGGGCTGACCGAGACGAGTGTGCCGGTGACTGTGGGCTTCCACAAGTCCAGCCCGAAAACGCTGTCGTCCAAGAACCTGCGTAACGAATGGGCGCTTCGCCAGTATGCTGACGCAGCCAAGCAGAAGCTGTCGTCGGACATCAACAGCGCCCTGTTCGATACGGCGGCGCTGGGTTCGGTGTTCATCAAGCGCACCACGGCACCGACCGGCTTTGACGATGTGGCCGTTGCCGACACCACTTTCTCGCGCATCGGTGTCACGAACAACGATCGTTCGCTCTTCCTGGCAGCTTCGGCCTATAACTCGATGGCGTCCGCCCTCGCCAAGCCTCAGACGTCCGGCCTGACCAAGACGTCCACCGCCTACGAAAAGGGCTATGTCGGCCCGATCAGCGGCTTCGACACGTTCAAGAACGACACGGCCAAGACGCTGGCGGCGGCGACGGGCGGCTCTACCACGGTGAACGGCGCTGGCCAGTATTGGGAGCCGAAAGCGACCAGCACCGGCGCGACGGGCGAGACCGAGAATGTGGACAACCGTTCGCAGAATCTCACCATCTCGGCAACGACCTATGCGAACGTCAAGGTGGGCGACGCCTTCACGATCGCAGGCGTCAACAGCGTCAACATGATCACCAAGCAGGATACCGGCCAGCTTCAGACGTTCCGCGTCATCGGCAAGCCCTCTGCTGGCGTGGTCACCCTCTGGCCCCCGATCATCTCGAACGGCGGATCGACCATCGCCGGCAAGGAATTGCAGAACGTCACCGCCACCCCTGCGAACGGCGCTGCGATCACATGGCTCAACACCACCACGGCAGAACAGAACCCGTTCTTCGTGCGCGGCGCGATCCTGCTGATCCCCGGCTCCTTCGCGGTCGATCCTGAAGATGGCTGGAACGTCATGCGTGCCACCACGTCGCTGGGCATCGGCATCACCTATGCGCGGCAGGGCAACATCAACGACCTGTCGGTCAAGATGCGCTGGGACATCGACTTTGGCACGGCGAACATTCAGCCGCAGATGACGGGCAACATCATGTTCGGCCAGGCCTGATCTGAACTTGGGGGATTTCCGGGCGGTTCGGGGGAGCCGCCCACCTTCAAGGAGAGACGATATGGTTACGAAGAAGCAGGACGATCAGGTTCCATCGACTGAAGAAATTCAGGATGCCCGCAAGGAGGGCGTCCTTGATCGTGTCCGTGAAAGCGCAAACACGCAGGACATCGACATGCTTAAGGGTGATGAGCCTGAGCATGGCCGGTTTAGTCACGTCAATGTCGATGGCACCAATCAGGTCGAGCATCTGACTGACCTGGGGCTGGACGGGCTGAAGTCAGCGATCGATCCGAAGAAGGACGAACCACTAGCCGAGGAGGTCATTGCCAAGCTTCTCATTCTGGAGCGCAACGGCAAGAATCGGACGGATTTCGTCAAGCTGATGATGGACCGGCTGAAGATCAAGGACGTCCGCAAGGAACTGCCGCAAGCAGGTGGCCCTGATTATACCAATGACGTGTCAGCGGTGAGCAAGCTCTGATGCGCTATCCGCTCATGCTCTATCGGGACGGCCAGCAGTGCCGGGTCTGGGACGCGCATGATGTGGATACCCTTATCGTGGCCGACGCGATGGAAGAAGCGGACGCCAAGGCGGAGGGGTGGCGCGAAAGCCCTGCCCCTCCGCATCCTTTAGACCATGACATGGACGGCAGACCGGGCGGCTCGTTGCCGCGTCGCCGCAGGGAGAAAACAGCATGATCCGTCCGTTCCAGGCCGCGACCAAAGCGACCATCGCCATCGCCAACGCCACTTCCGCAAGCGCGGCGGCTGACCTGCCGCAGGAAAGCGATACGGTTGTCCTCTACAACAGCAGCACGAGCGCAACGGCCTTTTTCCGCTGCGACACTGTCACCGCATCCGGGGCAGGCGGTAGCGCGGCTGTCGTCCCGGTTCCCGGCACGCTGGGCGGCTTCCCTGTACCTCCAGGCGCGCAAATCCGCGTAGGCGTGGGCATGGGATACAAGCGGTTCAGCGTCATCGCCAGCGCGGCGGACGGCACGCTCTACATCACGCCCGGAACTGGCAACTAACCGGGCTGCCCTGCGCAAAAAGCCTTAATCGCTTGCCGCCAAGAGCCATGGCTAACGTCGCGTCATGGCACTTGCTCCGAAAATAGACACGATCCTTTACAACGCGGTCCAGTCTGGTGGACGCATAGCCTATGCTGGCGTCCGCGTGCAGGCCTATGTGGGCGATACGGAGCAACAGCTTTACGACGCGAACGGCGATACGGTCTCAGTCGTCACGACCGATGTAAACGGGCGCTATGAGTTCTGGATCGAGGAGGGGCGCTATACCCTCAAGTTCAGCTTTGAAGGCACGGAACTCAGCGCGCAGACGGAAGATATTTATAATTCGGCCACATGGTCGTTCGGCTATCCGACGCGGGCGGCTTTCGTGGCGGCTCTCTCGCTCATGTCGTCGGTCAACGCGAACGGCCAGACCGTCAAGGCGGCGGGCCTCAATTACATCCGCCAGAGCGGCGCGACAGCGATCCCCGACCTTCCGGGCTGGGTGCCAGCGTTTCCTATCTATGCGGGGCATTTCGGCTTTGTTGGCAACGGGACGCTGGCGGATACGGCGCTTATCAACACCGCGATTGCCTATGTGGGCGGCGCAGGCGGCGGGACGGTCCATCTGCCGGGTGGCACGTTGGACATCACCAACACGAACCCCGCTGCGGCTTCATGGGATAACTACCGCGCCATCTATTTTGGCGTCGATGATGTCATGCTCAAGGGGGCAGGTAAGACCGCCACCAAGTTGCGCCTGGTTGATGGTGCCGACTGCCATGTCATCCAGTTCGGGCAGCGCGTCACGAGCGTAGTGACCGTTTCCGATTGTGGCGTGAGCGATCTGGAAATTGACGGCAACCGGGCAAACCAGACCCTGCCCTCCGATCCAGATGATCATTGGGCGGCTCTGGCGGTTTCGTCCAACTGCGAACGCATCACTGGCCGCGATCTCTACATCCATGACATCCAATATTATGGTATTGGGGGTCAGCGCACCGGCATCAAGAACTGCCATTTCGAACGCATACTCATCGAGAATACCGGCGCGGATGGCATCGACTGGAAGAACGATGACAGCGACGGCTATGGCAACGTGTTTTCAGGCATCACGGCGCGCAATCCGGGGCTTGCAACGGTCCTGTCGCTTGCTGAAACAGCCTTCGATTTCCGTTCGGGCGTCTTTTTCGAGAACCTGACCGCCGATAGCTTCGCCGCCGAAGGTGATCTGGTCGGCCTGCGCATCCAGGTCGATGGCAACAGCACGGACGCGATTGCTCCGCCCTATCCGACCAGCGGGCGCGGCGTTAAACTCGTGGGATCGAACGGCGCGAGCGGCTACGGCCTCAGAATATCCGCACGCAATACCATTGTCACTGAGGTAAACGCGCGCGGCTTTAGCCAAATGTGCCGGGTTTCCGCGCCGGACTGCAAGGTCAGCAATTTCAATTTCATCTCTGACAAGGACGGTATTGTTCTGACCAATGGGACGGCAGCCGGGGCCAGCACTTGCTGCTTCACGACCGGCACCATTCGTTCAGGCACTGGCGACGGCATCCGCATCGAGGGCGTGAACACCAACGAAAACGAGTTCATCGCCGTGGACGTGCGGTCCAATACGACCGGCTATGACATCATGGCCGGGGCAGCGGACACTCGATTCATTGGCGGGTCCAACACCGGCAACACGACTGCCCTTAGTGACGCTGGCACCGGGACACTTATCACCGATGTGAGCGGGCTGCGCACTTCCGGGGAGTTTGAGCAGACGGTTGCGATCGACAGCACCGGGGTAAAAAATATCATCTTCCCGCACGGCATGGTTTTTACGCCCAATGTGAAATCGGTTGCGCTGACCCTGTCGCGTGACACGAATGTTGGCGATTGGTCATCGGGTTTCCTCTGGGTGTCGGGGACCGATGCGACCAACGTCTATGCGCAGCTTCGCGTGCTGACCGCTTCCGCGGCTGTTGGGGCGACGGTCAAGGTCATCGCCAAAATCAAAGCAAAGGCTGCGCAATGACGATCACCCTGCCCCCTGTCACGCCGACGCCATCTGACGACACGCTGCCATCGACCAGCACGAAGCGCCAGATTGTCGAGATGGCGTATGAAGAGTGCTCTCTGGCGGGCTACGAGTACAACGTCACGCCGGAAGAGCTATTCTCTGGCCTGCGCAAGCTCGACGCCCTGATGGCGCGGTGGAAGGTCTCATCCAGGGATTTGAGCTACAACGCACCGCTCCAGTTCGGTGATGGCGATCTGGACGATGTTTCCGGCATCCCCGACGCGGCGGTTGAAGGCACGGCGATCAGTCTGGCCATGGCGATTGCTCCAGCGATGGGGAAGCAGATGAGCGGCGAATCCCGCGCGCGCCTCAATAAGGCCATGTCCGCCATATCCGCCCTGTGCGCCAAGCGACCCGAACAGGGATGGAGCCGCAGCACCATCGCCGGGGCAGGAAACCGCCGCTGGGCTTATGGTTCGCCCTTCATGCCGGTTGGCAAGACTTCATGAAGATTGCGATCCTCAAGGGCATCTACGCGAGTAATGTGGCTGACTTCGTGCAAAGTCCGCCCGTCAATCGCGAGCCCGTCATCATGGAAACGGGGCTGTCGTCTGGCTATCTGCGGCCAGCACCCGGCATTGTGGGTATGGCGACGCTGGAAGGGCCGGATCGCGGCGGCATCAACTGGAACGGCACATGCTATCGCGTTGTCGGCACCAAGCTCGTCACGGTCGGACTTGGCGGTGGGACAGCGGTGCTTGGCGATGTTGGCTCAGGCGGGCAATGCTGGTTCGACTATTCCTTTGACCGTCTCGCGATCGGCTCAGGCGGGCGGCTCTATTACTGGGACGGGTCCACCCTTTCGCAAGTGACTGACCCTGACCTCGGCGTTGCGCTGGATGGGATATGGATCGACGGTTATTTCATGATGACCGATGGCGAATATCTGATCGTGACGGAGCTTAATAACCCGTCTGCCATCGATCCGCTGAAATATGGCTCATCGGAAGAAGACCCTGACCCTGTCCTTGGCCTGATCAAGGTGCGTGGTGAGGTCTATGCGCTCAACCGATATACGATCGAGAACTTCGCCAACGCAGGTTCTACCGGATTCCCGTTCGTTCGCAATTCCGGTGCCTTGATCCCCTATGGAGCAGTAGGAACCCATGCAAAGGCTGCGTTTCTTCAAACCTTCGCCTTCGTGGGTAGCGCCAGGGGCGAGGCCTTGGGCGTCTATCTCGCGGGCAGCGGCGACGCGTCCAAAATCTCCGACCGTTTTGTGGATGACGAACTCGCCAGGCTGACGAGCGCGCAGGCGGCGGCGATCATATGCGAGGCGCGCGTGGACGCGGACGAGCAACGGTTCATGGTCCATCTTCCCGACAAGACGCTGGTCTATTACGCGACAGCTTCGCAAAAGACGCAGGACCGCGTGTGGGCTATCTTTGCATCTGGTGAGGCGGCTGATGAGGCCTATCGCGGGCGCAATGGCGTCTATGCCTATGGCAAGTTCATCGTGGGCGATGCTGACGGCAATATCGGGTATATCGACCGTTCCGTAAGCCGCCACTTCGGTGACATAGCGGGCAGGCGCATTGATACCGCCCTGATCTACAATGAAGCCGGTCGCGGGATCATCAACGCGATTGAACTGACCGGACTGCCGGGACGCGCGCCGATTGGCTCCGAGCCTCGCATCTTCATGTCATGGACGATCGACGGCGTAAGCTGGTCGCAGGAGCGCGTGATTTCAGCCGGGCGGGCGGGCGATAAGGCCATCCGAATGCAATGGCGGCCCAATGTGCGTTTCAACCAGTGGATCGGCCTGCGCTTTCGGGAAGCCGACGATGGGCAGCAGGTTTTCGCGCGCCTTGACGCGGCGATACAGCCGCTTGGTGCTTGATGGTCGATACACGACCCGTCTCGCTCAATCGCAAGCTGCTTGGCGAGTTCCTGAAGAACCCGGAATCTATCCGCGCCTTCGAAAATCTGGGGCTGAACAGCGCTGACCTGGCCGATGTCGTTACCGCGATCGAGAATGTGAGCGTCCTGACGCTGGGCCTGTCCGATAGCTTTGGCAATGAGCGCGTTGTCACGTCCGATGGCGAGGTGCAGCTTACCGATGGCGGCGCAGGCGGCAATCTGACATTCGGGCTGTCGGATACCGGGGTGACCGCAGCCAACTATGGCGACGCCTCGCATCTAGTGCGCCTGGCAGTGAACGAAAAGGGGCGTATTACCCTTGCCCAGGCTTATGCGCTCAACAGCAGCAATGTGACAGAAGGCTCCAAACTGTTCTTCACGACAGCAAGGGCACGCAATGCCCTGGCCGATGGCGCGGGAATCACGTACGACAACAGCACCGGCATCATATCAGCAACGCCCGCTGGCGCTGCCCCGTCATTCACCCCCTACACCGCGCCGACAATCAGCAACCCGCCGACGCAGGCGGAAGTGCAGGCATTGGCCGATGCTGTGGATGATATGGGCGCGGCTCTGTCGTCTCTCCTCACCCTCCTCCAGGCTAACGGCAACCTGACGTAAAGCCTTAATGGCGGCGTGGAGCCGCTTTCGCCCACTGTTCCGTAAACGCGCGGGATAGAATATATGGGTTTGTTCGGGTCAATCATCGGCAGCGTTACGTCGATCATCGGCGGGAATGCGCAGAAAAAGGCCGCCTCCAAGGCGGCGGACGCGCAGGTCAAGGCCGCGCAGATGGCCATTGATGAGCAGCGCCGCCAGTTCGACACCACGCAGCAGAATTTCGCGCCTTATCTTGGGGCCGGAACCAGCGCGCTGGACCAGATCAATTCCCTGCTGGGCATCTCGACGCCGGTCAACACGACGACCGATTGGGGCGCTTACGCCGCGTCCGATCCGCAGATGCTTGCGGACTATAACAGCGGCAAGGTGGACAAGACCCGGTTCCCGACGCTGGATGACTATGCCCAATGGCACTACCAGAATTATGGACAGGCAGAGGGTCGCAACCTTAGCCCGTTCAACAGCACGACAGGCGGTGCGGTCGATCAGCAAGGCGCGATCGATGCCCTCAAGGCCAGCCCGCTCTACTCCTCACTGTACCGCAACGGGGAACAGGCCATCCTTGCCAATGGCGCGGCGACTGGTGGCTTGCGCGGCGGCAATATGCAGAACTCGCTGGCCAACTTCGGCGCTGATACGCTTTCGACCGTGATCCAGAACCAGCTCGCCAATCTTGGCGGTATTGCGAACATGGGTATGGGTTCGGCGGGTCAGCTTGGGCAGTTCGGGGCAAACATGGCCGGTCAGGTGGGCAATGCGCTTACGCAGCAAGGGCAGGCGCGCGCCGGGGCTGCGCTGACGACCGGGGGCATCAACGCAGGTATGGCTAGTTCGCTTGGCGCGCTGGGTGGCGACATATTCAGCAAGATATTCCCCAACGGACTGAACATGGGCGGGATCAAGTTCTAATGGCCGAGCCTTACAACTATGCAGGCGTTCTAGGTCAGGCGCAGCAGCTTGTCCCGAACCTGCTGGATCAGGAAATCCAGCGTTCGCTTGGCCGCGCGCAGGTCGATCAGGCGCAGGCGCAAACGGCGATGTTCCGGCAGAAGATGCAAAACGATCTGGTCGCGACGCGCCAAGAGCAGGAATATTCAGACGAGGTGCAGGCTGCTCTTGAAAGCGGTGACCAGCGGCGCATTTCTGCGCTCATTGCCCGGTTCCCGCAATACAAGGACGCGCTCAAGGCAAGTTGGGACCAGATGGACGACTTGCAGCAACGTTCGGAAATGCGACAGGCTGCGGGCATCTGGTCGGCCCTGAACGCGGGCGATACGACATCCGCTATCAAGCAGCTTGAAGGCCGAATCACGGCAGACCGACAGGCGGGGCAGGATACAGCGGATGATGAGGAGCAGCTTGCTCTTTTGAAGTCTGGCGACCCGAAGGCGGTCAATAGCGTTAAGGGCAAGCTGGGCCTGTTTATGGCTTCGGTTGTACCCGACAAGTTCGCGTCGGTGGTCGAGCAACTTGGGACGGGCAATGAGGGCGCGCGTAAGGGCCAGGTTGTGGGCCGCGCAATCGGCCACTATGACGAAAATGGCAATTGGGTCACGGACTATCGCGATCCTGAGCCGGGCTTTACGCTTTCGGAAGGCCAGACTCGTTTCGAGCCGGGAACGGTCGGCGGGGGTTCTTCTGGTGGCAGTTCCCGTGGCGAGCGCAACGGCAATCCCGGCAACATCAAGGACGGCCCATGGGCGCAGGCCCAGCCCGGTTATATCGGCAGCGATGGCACGTTTGCCAAGTTCGCTCCCGGCGCGGGTGCCGCTGCGCAAGAGCGGTTGCTGGCGGAAAACTACGTCGCCAAAGGCTTCGACACGCCTGCCAAGATCGTAAACCGCTACGCCCCTGCTGGCGAGAATAGCGGTGCGTCCATGTCAAATTACATCGGCTATATCTCGCGCAAGCTCGGCATCGGCGCTAATGACCAGATCACTCAGGCGCAGGTTCCGGCGCTGGCTCAGGCTATGCGCGAGTTCGAGACGGGCAACACGGGCGGTGGCGGCGCTGTAGCCGTTGCCAGCGTTCCGAAAGGGCCGGGCAATCAGGCGCGCCAGATGACGCAGCAGGAGGTTCAGGCTGCTGGCCTCGATCCCGCTCAGTCATGGTATATGCAGGCGAACGGCATCCCGACCGCGATCAAGGGAGGTGGGCAGCAGGCGAATGGCGCTTATTCGCAATCCGCGCTCGATGCCTTCGACCGGGCGATTGATACGGCCACGCGGCTGAAAACGCATCCCGGCCTTTCCGCTGCTGTCGGCGTCAAGGGTTTGACGGGCGGGTTCCTTGGCGGTTGGGTTGTTCCGGGGACCGATGCCGCCGACTTCGGCGCAGAGCTTGACGCCATGAAGGCGCAGGTATTCTTGCCCATGGTCCAGTCCATGAAAGGCATGGGCGCGCTGTCCAATGCGGAAGGCGAGAAGCTGACGGCGGCGATCGGTGCGCTTTCTACGAAACAGAGCGAAAAGCAGTTTGGACTGTCGCTGGATCGCATCATCAAAGACCTTCGCACCTACAAGCAAAGAGGAATGGGCGGTGCGCAGTCGAGCGGCGCTCCGGTCAAGGTGCGCTCTATACAGGAGGCCCGCAAACTGGCTCCCGGCACCGTATTCATTGACCCGAACGGCGTTCGGAGGGTTCGCTAATGGCCCGCAATCCGTGGGATGAGTTCCAGACTGTTGACGAAGCGCCGCGCGCGTTCGAGCGGACAGGCGCGACGACAACCGCGCCGGTCACTCCTGCACAGACGCAACCGCCTGCTGACGATTTCAGCCAGTTTCAGGAATTGCAGGACGTTGACCGCACCACCCCGCTATCGGCCTATGCCGCTGGCGACCCACAATTGCCCGATGCGCAGCTTGACCCGACTGGCGCGCAGGAATGGGCGCGACCGGAGGATTATGCCTTTGCGGCCAAAGCGCAGCAGCTTGTGGACACCCCCGGTTCCACGCGGGCGGACTTCGATGCGCTTTCGAAGCAATACGGATACCCCGCCTATGGGCCTGAACTGGATCAGGCGCTTGCTTCACGCGATAGCGGCGGTGCGCCGTTCCGCGTGTCGGTTCCCCTTGGTGGCCAGCGTGATCCGGTGCCTGTTCTGTCATCGATTGCCAATTCCTCCCCCGGCGCTCTGGTCGGCGCGGCGGCTGATGTCGGTGCTTTCGGCCTGTCCGACGAGATGGCGGGCCTTGCAGGCGGTGACAGTGTGGGCGACGTGCTTTCCGGCACAGGTGAAGCCCAGCGGCGCGCACAACTGCTGAAGGACGCTGCTGGCGAGGCGTATCCCGGCGAAACGCTGGCAGGCAGTCTGGCGGGCGGCATGACGTCCATGGCCGGGATCGGCAAGGTCGCTGGGCCGGGGCGCACCTTGGCCGCTGACATGGGTTTCGGTGCAGCCTATGGCGCAGGCAGCGAGAATGAAAATCGCCTGGTGGGTGCCGGCACTGGTGCTACGGCGGCGGGGACCGGCTCCTATTTCGGCGGCAAGCTACTCGACAAGATAGCCAATCGCGCGCCGTCTGTTGCCGCAAAGGCGGTCGAGAAGGCTCAAGGGTACGGGATCGATCTCCCCTTGGAGGCGATGGGGCGTGGCAAGGCGATCGTCGGCAACACGCTGTCGAACATGCCCGGATCGGCGCAGGTCATGCAGGGTAGCCGTGACGTCCTTTCCGATCAGGTCAGCAATGCGGTCGAGGATGTAGCGGGCAGCTTTGGTCCGACGACCAGCTTCACGGGCATGGGTGAGGCGCTACAGAGCGGCGCAAAGAAGTGGATCGACAAGTTCGAGCGCACGGCGGGGAAGGTCTATGATGCTATCCCGATTAGTCCTGATGCCTCATCATCCCTTGGCAACACTATCGCCAAACTGACAGATCTGAACACACAGTTTGCGAGCAATCAAAAGCTTGCCGCGCTGATGAAGAACACCCGCCTGTCTGGCTATCTCGATGCCTTGGCGGGCAAGATCAAGAATGTCGATACAGGATTGCTGGATGCGAACGGGAACGCCATCACGCGCCAAGTGAAGGAAGGTGGGCAGCTTTCATGGACCGACCTGAAGGATTTGCGCTCCCGCATCGGCGAGGAGATTGGCGACCAGCGGTTTAGTGACGGCACCTTGAAATCCGAATTGCGCGGCCTTTACGGCGCATTATCCGAGGACATGAAGGCAACGGCAGCAGCCCAAGGTCCTGCCGCTCTGCGCGCGTTCGAGCGTGCCAACACCCTCTACAAGCAGGGGCAAGACCGGATCGACGGCGCTCTGGCGAAAATACTTGGCGACGATGGCAAGAAGTCGGCAGAGTCCGCCGCTGCAAAACTACAGGCGATAGCGAAGGAGGGACGTTCATCCTCAGACCTTTCTCTGCTCGCCAGCATCCGTAAGTCCCTCCCTGCTGAAGAATGGGGCCAAGTGCAAAACGCCCTTGTCCGCCTCGCCGGTCAGCCTCTCAACAAATCTGGTCGCGATTTTGACCCCGGCGTGTTCGCGCGCACGTTCAAGGATATGGACCCGGCTGCGAAGAACCTTATCTTCGGCAAGGGGGAATTGCGCCAGAACCTCGACGAGTTCACTGGTGTGCTGGAATCGCTGGGGAAGGTCAGCGCGTTGCGGAACACCTCGAACACAGCGGGGCAAGTCCTGACAGGCCTTGGCTTCTCAACGATCGGCGGCGTCCCCGCTCTGGCCGGGCAAATGGCGACCACCTACTCCCTCGCCAAACTCTGGACAAACCCGCGCTTTGTGAAGTGGGCCAGCGGCTATACCCGCATGGCGAAGGCGGCTGCGGCCTCCGGTGGCCAGCCCAATGTCGGCAAGCAGATGGAGCTTTTGAAGAAAGTTGCCGTTGCCGAACCTGTGATCGCGCAGGACGTGCTTGGGTTGCAGCGCTATCTCGCGCAGCAGTTCAGCGGTTCGCCGGGCAAATTGGCGGCGGACGATAATTCACAGCCCATTGAGAGTGCCCCCTGACAGAATGAGCCAGACGGTCGGCCAGAACCACCAAAGGAGAGGCGCGCCTATGGCCCAGCGCCGGAATGTCCGCATCGCGCGACGATAGCGCAAAGCCTTAATGGCAGCAATACCGTCGCAAATGCAACGCTTCGCGCAGCCTTTCGCGGGGATGCTGCATGTCGTCATATTCCATCCAAAGCCAGTATCCGATCTTTCTCGACCAGTCGGGTAAGGCGCTCAATTTAGGCAAGCTCTATATCGGCTTGCCCAATGAAGACCCGCAAACCAGCCCCAAGGACGTATTCTGGGACAAGAATGGCACTGATCCTGTCGATCAGACGGATGGCGTCCCGATCATCGGCGGCTATATCATCCGTTCAGGCACCCCTGCGACCATCTACATAGACGGCGATTATTCGATACGCCTGCGAGATCGTTTCGGCGCGCAGGTCTATGCCATCGCCAACGCGGGCGGCGACCTGGCGGAAGTGGCTGCGTCCGTCAAATATCTGGACGCAAACAATTATCCCTACCCCATTAACGTCTATACCGAGAGCGACGACCCGACAGGCGGCGGGCCTGTAGGGTCAACGGCCCTTGTCGTCCGTTCGCTCGGCACGCACACGGACCCGCGCTACGGCCATCATATCCATGTCGTATCTGACGGATCGGGCGAAGCGGCGGCACCGTCTCGCGCAGACTTCTCCTTTGGCGTGACAGCGATCCGAACGGAATGGCAAACCAACGACACGCCCGGTGAAATTGACGGTATCGGCGTTGTCGCGATCAATGGCGTGGGTGATGTCGCTGGCGTACTGGTCGATGTAGGATCGCGCGAGGGGTTCAGCGCGGTACTGGAGGGCGCGTCGCGGCAATATCTGCCCGATGGATCGGCCACCCATAAGCTGCGCGTGCAATTGGGCGTGGTGGACAGCCTGACAGACACTCAACTCGGCATCGCTATCGTCGCGGATACCGGCGTCAACGATGTGGCGGTCTATGCTGCCAGCGGGGGCGGTTCCTTCTCCAAGATGCTGCAATTCATCGAGGCAGGCATAACCACATTCCAGATCGACCCCGATGGCTCCTATTGGTCCACCGGCAACGCGGTCATTGGCCTCAATGTCGGAACGGACGATGTTGGCACGACCGTTGGCCTTGGTCGCACGGCGGACGGCAACAGTTATCACGACCTTGTGACGGACACGACCTACACCGACTTTGGCGCGCGCTTTGGTCGCAATGCGGGCGCGAATGGGACGACCATCATCGGCCATCGCGGCACCGGAGCCTTGCAGATGAAGCTGTACGAGGCTGGCAACTTCCTGATCGAAATTAATGGAAACACCTTCTTTGGCGTCGAATCTGATGGGGCGATCGTGATGGGCGCTCATACGCCCGCCGCCGACGCGCCGTCCAACGGATACATCGAGATCAAGGATCGGCTCGGCAACGTCCACAAACTTTCAACCCGCGCATAAGGATTGCCATGTCCAAACCTGTCCCCTCAACGGCTCCGATAGCTGCAAGGCCACGCGCAGACCTTGCTGGTGAAGCTGGCGGTAGTCCTGTGGCGAACCTGCAAGAGCGGGTCGTCCAGGCGGCATTTGCTGAATTGCAGGCGCAAAACAAACTTATGAGCGCGCGAGCCGCCAATCTGGCGCAGGAGGTCGCGACCCTGACCATAAGGCTGGAACTGGCGCAAGCAGAGCTTACCGACGCGCGGACAGCGCTGGAACAGGCGCAGTCCGATGGATGACTTCCGCGCGATCCTGCAATTCGCACTGTGGGTGAAACGTCATGCCTGACGATCAATCAATGACGCTAGCAGTGGGGCGCATGGAAGGCGGGGCCTTAGATATGATCCCAAACCCTCCGTTTGCGGATATTGTTCACATGGGAAGGACTGATCCCAAATCTTTTGGCGACAGCGACGCATCCACCTTCTGCGGAACGGATCAATCTAACCGTCTCTGCGGTAAGCTTGGTTCGCCAGTTGTCGCCGCCACGTTGAACGACCCAGCGCCCGCGTCTCATCGCGTCAGCTATATTGTCGGCCTGCGTGCCCCAACGAAGATGGCTGGGGTTGCAGCACGGCGGATTGTCGCAGCTATGGAGCGCATTATGTTCCAGTGCCGGGCGATCTCTGCCCGATGCGAACAAGGCGACGTGCGTCGCAGGAGCGGAAATGCCTGCAATCTTAATAAGCCCGTATTGGCGCTTATTACGGTATGCACCCCACTCCCAACATTCGTCTGGCCCAAGTTTATTCACCTTGCTCCAAAATCGCGCTTCATCGCGGGGGGAAATGTCTTTAAGTTGAAGGGTAGCCATAGCGTGGTTCCTCACGTTGTTGGTCAGGGCCGGGCACTGTTAGCGCAGTGTTTCCGGCCCGTTTTTTCTAGCAGAATGATGATTTGTTCGCAAGCGGAGGTGGCGTGATGGCGACCGACGATCTTTCCACACCGTTGATGTTAGGCGAAATGCGCGGGCAACTTAGAGAGCTGGTCCACACCGTCAACAATCTTGCGCAGAAGTTCGAGGACGTGGCCCGCGCGGTGGACAAGACATCGCATATTCCCGGCGCGGTCGCTGAGAGCAAGGCCGCGATAGCTGCCCTCGATCTGCGCGTCACGTCGCTGGAGGCATCCGAAAATCGGCGCGCTGGGGCGATCGGGATCAGCGCTTGGCTGGTCAGGACAGTCCCGTTCGCGGCGCTTGGGTCGGGCTTTGCATTGGCATGGAAGGTGATGGGACTGTGATGGACATAGTACACCTACAGAAGGCGCTTGGCGTAGTAGCGGACGGGGTGGCGGGGCAAAACACGTTCCGCGCTCTATTCTCCCGCTTCGGTGCCGATACCGCCAAGGCCCGCGCTCTGGCCATCGCCGCCAATGTCCATTTCCCCGCGTTCGGGATCATGGACAACCCCCTGCGCCTGGCGCATTTCATGGCGCAGCTTGTCCATGAAAGCGGATCATTCCGCTACATGGAGGAGATTGCCAGCGGCTCTGCCTATGAGGGGCGCAAGGATTTGGGCAATGTCGTCGCTGGCGATGGCGTCCGCTTCAAAGGCCGTGGCCCTATCCAGCTAACCGGGCGGGCGAATTACGCGCGGTTCGGCAAGATGGCGGGCATCGACTTTGAGGAATACCCTCGATCGTCGCCAATCCATCCATCGGCCTGCATGTCGCCCTGCTGTTCTGGCGCGACAAGAACCTGAACGCACTGGCCGACAATGACGATATTGTTGGCATCACCAAGCGGATCAACGGCGGGACAAATGGCCTGGCGGATCGCAAGGCGCATTACGCCAAGGCCAAGGCGCTGCTGGCATGACCGCCCGCATCCCGCACCTTCGCCTTGTCGTCCTATTCTGCGGCGTCGCGATCATTGCCTATGCGGGCTTCTCGATCTGGGTTGTCGCGGTTTCCAAGGATGCGGCCATGATCGGCGATGTCATCGGCACATGGAAGTCCTTTGCGGTGGCGGCTTTCTCGTTCTGGGTTGGCTCATCCAGCGGCGGGAAAGCCGCGCCGGAATCGCCAATGCCCGTCAAGGTCGATCAGCCGGCCAATGACCCTATCCCGGTGGAGCAGAAGCTGTGAACCTCCTCCCCTTCGCCCTATCCGCCATCCGCCAACACTGGCGCATAGGCCTTATAGCCATCGCCCTGCTTGCCCTGGCCATCCAGACATTCCGCCTGTCCGCCACACAGGGCGCGCTACAGGCTGAAAAGTCCGGTCGCCGTGCCGATGCTGCCAGTTACGCCCAAGCGCAGGCTGAGGCGGCTGCAATCGCCCTGTCCGCCAAAATGAAGAAGGAAGCTGAATATGCGGCCAAAGCTGAACAAGCCGACGCACGCGCTGATGATCTTGGCCAGCGCTATCATGCTGCCGTCCTGCGCTACCAAGCCGCTCAACGTTCGGGCCGCGCAACCGATATGCCCGGCACCGCCCAAAGCGCCGAAAGCTCTGACGGACCCGGTGGAAGTCCCGTCATTCCTCTCGGCAATATCCTGATCCCCGAAGCGGACGCCTTTGTGTGTGCGACGAATACGGGGCGGTTGCAGGCGGCGCGGGAATGGGCGCTATCTCTGGAGGTGCAGCAATGA